TCGTCTTCCCAATGGTAGATTTTGTACTTTGGAGTAGAACCCGCCCTTCTTGGCTTCCCATTCCACAGTGATCTGCTTACTCTTGGAGCTCGCTTGGTATGACTTCACTGCTTTCTTGTAGGATACCGCTTCAACGTCTTTGCTCTCACCGCCATCTAGAATTGTGAATTTTCTCATTTTTGTTGTCATACATGCTATTTTATCTATTTCTAGAAAAAAGTCAACCAAATGGTGAAGCAGTTTGACATTTTGTTGGAAGTGTGTTTAAATACTGATGTAAATGTTGATTGATACGAAATAAACATTTCGGACGTGGGTTCGACTCCCACCACCTCCACCAATTATTACTAGGTGGCTTACGTAATCCCTATCGGGGGTGTATTTGGTTTCGACGGGTGTGTAAAGGTATCAGGAGTTTGCCCAGTAGGCACGAGGTTACGTCCAGTTTTTAAATGCAAACAAAAAAGCATTAGGATTTGCTGACCTAACGGTTGGCATGTCTGAAATGAGATTAGCGGCGTAATAACCGTCTAATCACGGGGTCTGGCCCACCTGGCAACAGAAAGGGCCATAACTAATGCTATGTTCAAATTGTTTGCAGTCATGTGTTTCCTGGTCAACGGTGCGGTGGAGTGCTCCGGCTACGACGACAGCGAACAGCGGGTGTACCAAACGCTCGCGGAGTGTGAGAAGGATGCCCAATACAGATTCTATGGACTCACGGACATATTCACAAGATACCAGCAACCTTACGAGCAGATCGTGATCGGCTGTGAGGAAATAGAAGATTAACTTAGGGTACTACTGGACTCGTTGAGGTCCAACTGCTGGGCGATGACGTCCCTGTCATGTTGGTTCATGTTGTCCAATAGTCTGCGACTCTGGTCCGTTATGCTCCGATTGACCGTCACCAATCCCAACTGTTCACAGCTCTTGGTTATCTGCTGTTCCACTGTGTACCTGTCATAGTACTTGGTGTCTATTCTACTGTCACGCTGGGCCTTGTTGGCCACGGCCCGTAGATCCGTAGGATCAGTGACATCCGGCAGTCCACTGTCCGCCAGCACTTGGTCTATGACCGCGCTCCGGTCCGAGTCTGTGTCGGTGGTGTAGATGGGGTTGAGGTTGTTAAGGTTCGTTTCATATTCCTCGAAGTAGGTCTGCCAGTTCTTGTCCTGTGCCACCTTGGCCATCAGTCCACGTAGTTCTGTGTCCTCCGCCAGTCCCGCGTAGGCCTGATTGTTGGACAGTGTCTCCGTGTAGGTCCTCAGTGAGGTTATGTTGCTGTTCTCCAAGGTCAGTTGTGTGACTATGCTGTCCCTGTCAGCGATCATCTGTGTCCTCTTGACGTCATAGGGGATGGCCTGTATTGCTGTGTCGAAATTGGTGTGTGCGGTTGCCACCGCCGTCGCGAACGAGTCCAGTGTCTGCTGGAAGTCTGTACTATCTGAGACGACACCGTTGATGAACGATTTCAAGTTGTCGTAGGCCGTCTCCAGTGCGGACTCCGTGGCCAGGTTGGCGTCGCTGATGAATTTTATGCTCTCCCTCAGTGTGGTGAACACTGGTTGTGAACTGTCCTCAGTGGCCGTGAACTTGTTGTTCAGTATGCCCAGGTGGTCGTCAACAGACCTGTTCTTCTCTGCGGCGGTCACACCGTACAACTCCGGTATGGTGTTCTGGAGTGACTGTACAGACTGTAGTATCTCAAGAAAAGTTCCTTGACCTTGATCCTCCGGTGTCCCTGTAATGGTGGGATCTCCTGGTATTATGGATCCGTCCAGGATCGTGTTGGTGTGGCGGATCATGTCGTTCAGGTACCTGCCCACGTTGAGGTGGGCGATGTTGTTGATGTCGTCCCGGAGGTCATTCTTCTGTGATGTGGTCAGCACGGTGTTGTCTTCTATGGCCGTGTCTAATTCCACAGACTTGATCGCCCATCCTATCTTCAGTTCGTTTATAGCGTTCTCCAAGGCCTGGTTGCTGAAGTTGGGCAATGCCTCTGCCAGTGATCGTAATCCTTTGTTGACTGCCATCGCTAAAATCCGTTCGCGAACACGTTAGGTGATCCTTGTATCATTCTACCCCTGTCTGCGGAATCTCTCTTCCTTGCCACTGGTTTATTTTGTATGAACACAGTAGGCGAACCACGATTTACTTTAGCGGAATGACTTTTACAATAACATCCATCAGGGGTGCAGAACTTAATTGTGTGAGGTAACAATCTGTCACCTGGTCTCAGAATGCTGATGCCATTAGAGAACACTGTGAATTGAGATGCTTGTACACCTATCCTTGGTGTACAGGTGTGTCCCGTGGCGGCTAGATCTATTCTGTTCCTTGATACTGCTGGCATATGGGTATTTATTGGCGGAGAAAACCGCCCGTATTATAACTTAAATTTGCTGAACTGACCTTTTTTCACGTCCTGCTTGATGCCACCAACGATGTAACTTTCCACCTCTGTCTCCTGTGGTGCCACCTGCATGCCTTTGCTTGACAGCCAGTGTTGCGTCCATGGTAAGGGGTTGGTGCCCGCTGGTTGGTCGTACAGCGCGTCATAGCCCAGCGCCTTCAGTCTCTTGTTGGCTGTCCATTCCACGTAGTTGGCCAGCAACTTCTCGTTCAGTCCGATGATTGATCCATCCCTGAATAGGTGATTGGCCCATGCCTTCTCTTCTTCCACAACAGACTTGAACATCTTGATCACTTCTGAGTCACACTCTTTTATCACCTGCATCATCTCCTTGTCGTCACCCGCCATCCAGTTCTTGAGGATGTGCGTTGATATGGCCAGGTGCTGTGATTCGTCTCTTGCTATCAGTGAGAGTATCTTGGCTGATCCCTCCATTAGTTTCAGTTCACCAAACGCGAAAGTACACGCGAATGATACATAGAACCTAAGTCCCTCCAATAAATTGACATTGACCATCGCTAAAAATAATTTCTTCTTCAACACCTTAGTCGATCCCTTGCCGTTGATGTCCCACTGCTTGGCGTACTCTATGAAGTCATCGTAGTGCTTGGTCACACTTGTTGCTCTCTTTAATATCTGCTCATCGTCCACTATGGTGTCGAACACCTCTGATGGATCCGAGTAAACGTTCTTGATTATGTGTGTGTATGATCTCGAGTGTATGGTCTCGAAGAAGTCCCAGGTCACGATACAGCTCTCCAGCTCTGGCAACGACACGTAAGGTAGGAAAGCAATCACTGGTCCCCTGCCCTGTACTGAATCCAACAGTGTCTGGTACTTTAAGTTGCTCGTGAATATGTGTTTCTGTTCTGGCCTGAAGTTGGCGAAGTCTGCCCTGTCCTTCTGTAGTGACACTTCCTCCGGTCTCCAGAAGTAGCCCAACTGCGTCTGTGTGAGCTTGTCAAACACAGGGTACTTGTACACGTCAAACCTCTGTGTGTTCTGGTCCTCACCAAAGAACATGGGTTGCTTTGTGAAGTCAACTTTGCCCTGGTTGAAAATTGTTTTGCTCATCCGTCCTCGTTCCTATGTTAGATTGTACAGGCCTCGCACTCACCGTCGTCGTCTGCGATGGTACTTATCTCCGTGATAGTATTTTCAGGTTCCAGGATCACGTCCTCGCCCTCATCGTCGATCTGTGCACCTATGCCTGCTGGTTGCACGTCTTCTTCCTCGCCCTTAAAGTCGTACGTGTTCTGGTAGTATGAGGTCTTCCAACCATACTTGTATGCGGTCAGCATGTCCTGTGCCATGGCCGATAGGGGTACCTCGTTGTTCTCATAGTGTAATGGGTTGTAACTCCAGTTGCCTGATATGGCCTGGTCGAAGTATTTCTGCATCATGGCCACAACATTAATGTAGCCCGTGTTGTCTGGCATGTCCCACAACAAGGTGTAGTCATTCTTCAGTTTGGGGAATCCTGGTGCTATCTGTTTTAGAGGACCCTTCTTGCTCTTCTTGATTGACAGCATGGCCCTAGGTGGTTCGATACCGTTGGTCTCGTTACTGACTACGGAAGAACTCTCCGATGGCATCTGTGCGGACAGTGTGCTGTGTCTCAGGCCGTACTTGGCGATGTCCTTCCTCAATGATTCCCAAGCCATCCTCTGTTTGTGTGGCACAATCTCGTCCACTTCCTTCTTGTAGTGGTCTATGGGTAGTAGTCCATCTGCGTACTTGGTCCTCTCGAATCCTTCACACTTGCCCTTCTCCATGGCTATGTCACAGCTCGCCCTCAACAGGTAGTACTGGAACGCTTCTGAGAGTCTGTCCACCAGTTCCCAAGCGCCCTTCTCGGTGTACTTGACTCCGTTCTTGGCCAGGTAGTGCGCCAGTCCGATGTATCCAATTCCGAGACTTCTCCTCTTCTTGGTGGACACCTCAGCGGCCTTCACTGGGTAGTCTTGGTAGTCTATGATCTGTTCCAGTGCCCTGACTGATAGGTCACATAAATTTTCCAGTTCACTCAACTCTCCCAACTGTCCCACGTTGATTGCTGACAGTATGCAGAGTGCTATCTCTCCCTGGTCATCGTGTATGTCCTGTATGGGTGTGGTCGGCAGTGTGATCTCCTGGCAGAGATTACTCATTGAAACCTTGTCCTTGAAACTGCTGTGGGAGTTACAGTGGTCCAGGTTCATGATGTAGATCCTGCCCGTCTCCGCCCTCTCCTTCAACAGGTCAAAGAACAGGTCCTGTGCTGGCACTGTCTTCTTGGGGATGGTCTTGTCCGCTTCATACTTCAAGTAGAGATCATCGAAGTCTGGTGTACCAAACGCCTCGTAGAGTCCTGGCGCCATGTGTGGTGATATCAGTGTGATATCTTCTTCGTTCATGAATCTCTCGTAGAACATCTTGCTGATCTGTATGGAGTAGTCCATCCTCCTGACCCTGTTGTCCTCTGTGCCTTTGTTGTTCTTCAGAACTAATATGTCCTCTATCTCAGGATGCCATATAGGGAAGTGTACCGTGGCGTTACCTCCACGCACTCCGTTCTGTGTGCAACATCTTACGGTCGACTCGAATTTCTTAAGGAACGGGATCACTCCTGTGTGTTGTACCTCACCACCCCTTATCTTGGAATTGATACCCCTGATACGTCCTGCGTTGATGCCTATGCCCGCACGTCTTGCCACGTACAATCCGATCGCCATGTCCGATGAGAATATCGAAGGCAATGTGTCGTCACTGTCGACCAGTACGCACGAAGCGAACTGCCTAATGGGTGTCCTGACTCCGGCCATCACTGGTGTTGGAATGTTGATCTTGTGCAGTGATATCGCGTCATAGTATTTCTTGACGTAGCTCAATCTAGTCTTTTCTGGATAGTCAGCGAACAGCGTGGCCGCGATCATCATGTACATGTCCTGTGGTGTCTCGTACAGTTGTCCTGTGGATCTGTCCTGCACCAAGTACTTGTCACAGATCTGTCTCAGTCCCGCGTATGTGAATTTGAGGTCCCTATCTCTACGTATCCATGTGTTTAATTTTTTTATTTCTGTCTTGTTGTACTTGTCTAGGATGCCTTTGTCGTACACGCCCAGCCTGATGTTCCTCAGGATCAATTTCAGCAATGGAATGTATTCATACTGACCGTGTGCTTCCTTCCTCACGTCATAGGATAATAGTCTCGCCGCGGCGAACTGGTAGTTGGGTGTCTCCAGGCTTATTAGATCGTTTGCGGAACGAACTAAAACATTCTGGATGTCTTTGGTCGTCATGCCATCGTAGAACTGTATGTTGGCGTTCATCTCGATCTGCGACGAACTGACACCTGCGAGACCCTCACAGGCCTCCTCGACCACGAAGTGTATCTTGTTGATGTCCAGTGGCTCCAACCTACCATCTCTTTTCTGGACTTGGATCGTACTAGAGTTGGTGTTCGGCATTAGGTCTTTATATTTTTTCTGTTTGATTATTGTTTTTGTTGTATCCATATTTATCTAAATCCGTGTTTATAATTTTTTTTGTCGTCCGTCGCCACCTTTCGTATGACTGAAACTACAGCGTCGTTGTGTAATTTCTTAATGTACTAATATTATGACAAAAAAAGTTTTTTGTCTATCTAAATGAACTATTTTTAAGGATGTTTTAAACTAGAACTTGTGTTTGGTATTCCATTGTTGCGGCAGTACCGGTTGAAGTAGTCTCGTATTGAACACGAATGGTATCATTACCACCAGTTGAATCACCGTCTGAAGTTTTAGCGGTCAGTGTGACACCGGTATCACCATTTGATTCTTCGTAGTCATCATTGTATGACGCATACTCACCAGCGGCACTTATCGTCAGTATTCCGGTACGGTAAGTTGAACCTCTGTTGATCTTGTATGTTATCTTGACACCCTTGTCTGTGAAGCCAGGAAGATATATTCCTGAATCGGTGGCCGACGATTGGTTGTCTGATAAGGTGATCTGTTTAACCGCTTTGGTGTGTAAGCCTATTCCCTGCACCTCTGGTGGAGTGTTCGATGGGTCTGTGGAATCACCGAAGTCTGTGTCTCGTTGTGAGGTCCTCTCAAAGAAGTCTAATACTGACGTACATTCGTCATTGTCAAACTGGATAACAGGAACCTCGTTGATGCTGTTAACGCCTTCGAAATTGTTGGCTACAGATTGAGCATACCAGTTACCATAACTGATAACATTCCTCGTGCCCGTGCCTGTTGTGCTACTTGACTGTTTCACATAGATGGCCTGTTGACTGATGGTGCTCCAACTGTTGCCAGAGAACTGAATGTCCCTCGGACCTATGGTCAGTCCGCTCGTTGATCCATCCATGATCTCTCCCAGCATGGCCCCGTAGTATGCCGTGCTGAAGTCACAGTTGTTGAATCTCACGTTTGTCACGTCATAGCTCAGATCCACCAGTCTCGCGAACTTGGTGAACTGGCATTGATTGAAATGTACTTTCTCACAAGGCAACGCCGTTGTAGAAGTCACCGTGACTCCCTTGGATGTTGGTTCATCCGCCGGGGACGATGTGGCGTAGGAACCTTGGAACTTACAGTTGTTGAAATACACTTCCTTGGCATGGTCCAATGACACCCCGCCGTAGTTCACTGTGTTCCACAAGGTCATGTTTGAGATTTGTATTTGGTTGACCTGTGCGGTGATGTTGAGACCAACGTTGCCTGCGTTGTCCTGTGTCACCATCACGGCATTTGTCGCTCCTGAATTCCTGATGATCGTCTTGTCTGGACCTTCTCCAACCAAATGTGCGTATGGTGGTATCTTGAGTGCGGCATTGATCCTGTAAATTCCCGCCGGGAAGAAAAGGATCCTTCTAGATCTTTTGTCACTTTTGTCTGGGTCTATGTAGATCTCGTCAATGGCATTCTGTATGGCTGTGACGTCTGCCGTGGAGTCGTCACCTTTGGCGCCAAAATCCTTGACCGATACGTAGTCGTCCAATCTGTCTTGCAGTGTCCTGCTGACCGTGGTTGATATTGGTGTTGAATCACCCAAGTAACCCTTGTAGGTGTGTGTGAGTGCCGTCGAGAACGCTGAACTGCCCGCCGTGACGATCTCAGTGTTGCCCACCGCTGGTGCGCCGTCCGCCACCGTGCCGTTACCTATGAAAAGTCTCTGCTCGTCGATGACCCATCCTAACTCACCCGCGGCGAGTTGTGGTAGATCCGTTCTTTTTCCACGTCTGTGCTGTATTCTTGAAATCTGTACTATCGGCATATACTGTTATTTATTACAGTATCTTCTTGTAGTATTGCTCCAGTTTGGCATACCACTGTCCCACCCAGTGTTCGTAGTTGTCTATCTCGAAAGTCTGGTACTCATTGTTCTGTGTGCATATAAAGATACGACCGGTCCGTATCTGTGTGTCATACATCTTGTTATGGGCTTCTGCATAGGCCACAAGTTGCAGATAGTAATCTTCTACCCACTCTTTCTTCTTCAGACGTCTTGCCTGTTTGAAATCCATTATGGCTGGTTCACCCTTGTAAACTCCCACCAGGTCCGTGGTGCCTGCGTACAGTTCTGGATAATACAGAGAAACTTCTGATCCCCACACCTCACTCACATTGTTAAGTCCGTTGTCTATGATCACGTTGGCCATCTTGTGAGCCTTCTGTTGGATGAGATTAGATCCAGGCGTCCTGTCCTCACCTTTCACGTGCTTCTCGAGGCTACGGTGCATCACTGTTCCTATGTTGGCACTCTCTGTTGTGATCTGTTGTGCCTTCTCCACGCCTATCCTCTTGCGCCATGCGTGTAGGTGTGTCATGTCCTTGGTTGCGGATAGCACCGTTGTCACACTGGGCACCTGCCTCCCGTCTGGTGTTTCGTAGTGCCTCTTATGATTTTTTGTAACCTTTGACAGTTCATCATATGGATATTTTTGGTAATAGATTATGCCCTTGTCCTGTAATGCTTCCTGTGGAATCTTCATAAAGATAATTATATATTATTATGTCTTTTATCACAATTGAAAATTTAACAAGAATAAATTTCGAACTTACCGACTACTGTAATGCGGCTTGTCCGATGTGTGTGAGGCATACTTGGGATGGTGAACTCAAAGACTTTGTGAATAAAAATCACACAACTTTGGAATTGATCAATCAAAGAATAGGAAAAAAAGTAATACATCAACTCAAAGAAATTTTATCTTGCGGAACATATGGCGATGCAATAATGAATCCGGAATGTTTGGAAATCTATGAATATTTTAGAACGCACAATAACAACCGTGTTGAACTTTTTACAAATGGAGGTGCGAGGAACGAAGACTTTTGGAAAAATTTAGCAAATTTAAACATTGAAGTAACATTTTCGATAGACGGATTAGAAGACACTAATCATCTCTATAGGAAAAATGTAAAATGGGAAAAAATGTTTGAGAATGTTTGTACATACCTAAAACATGGCGGGAAGGCCAAGTGGGAATTTTTAATTTTCAAACATAATGAGCATCAAATCGAGGAAGCCAGACTACTATCTAAAAAATTAGGATTTAAAGATTTTATACCAAAGCACACCGGGAGATGGAAAGATTATTCAGATGTTGGAGAATATAGAGATGTAGATAAGATCAAAGTTGATGACTATTTTTTAGAAAAACCAAGCACACAATTAACACCTGAAAAGATCGAAAATGTGCGACCTTTAAGATACTACAAAGATAAGGAGAAAGTACATAAAAAAATTATTTGTCGGTCATTTTATGACGACATCAGTGAAATATATATTAGAGCCAACGGGTTGATAAGTCCGTGTTGTTGGTTGGGCGACATCGAAAGACACGAGGCAAAAAAAATTATTAACAATCACAAAGATGTAAATTTAAATTACACCGATTTAGATAAAATTCTAGAAGGATTATTTTTTCAAAAATTAGAAGACGGGATATACAATGATAAATCGACCTGTAGACTTGAAACCTGTTACAGTTGTTGTGGGGTAGAATAATGGGCATTTCTAAACAACCACCAAAACCTTTCCCCATCAAAAAGGGACTACCTTGCCAGTTGAAGTGGACACACAGCACAGTCTACCTCACTGACGGTTTCAGTGCCAGTTGCCACAGGGTGTGGGGTGATCCACTTGAGATCAGGAATGGCGAGCTCAACTTCCACAACCTGCCCGCCAAACTGGAAGCGCGTAGAAAGATGTTGCGTGGCGAGTGGCCCGGTCGTGGTTGTGAGCACTGCAAACACATCGAGGAGGCAGGTGGCACGTCAGACAGGATGATACACCTAAACCTCGAAGGGACCACAGCACCTCCCGAATTGGACAAAGACTTGGAGGCGGTGGACGTCACTCCGAGGCAGTTGGAGGTTTACTGGGGCAACACCTGTCAGCAGTCATGCATATACTGTGGAGCCCACTACAGCTCGACCATACAGCAGGAAGAGAAGAGATTTGGGCCCTTCAATAAGGAAGGGGTGGTCATAGAAGATCGGTGGAAGAAGAACCCCAACATAGAACAACACACCGAATTACTTTTCGAATGGTTCAAAAAGCACCTACACAAACTGCACAAGATATTTGTCATGGGCGGTGAACCGTTCCTTCAGAAAGAGACATTCCGGTTCATCGAATTCCTGGAGCAAGGCGATTATCCAGACCTCACTTTAGTTTTCTTCAGCAACCATAACATAGAACATGAGAGATTCAAAGAATGGATCGATAGGCTCGATCGCATGCAGAAGTCAGGCAGATTGGATAAGATACAGATATTCTTTAGTTGTGACGCGTTTGGTCCCGAAGGAGAGTTTGTCAGGACAGGATTGAATCTCGGGCTGGCGATAAAAAATTTTGAGTATATTTTACACAACACAAAAATAGAACAAGCGATCAACAGTGCTCTGACAGTGACCGCGGCACCGGGAATGCCTGAGATGGTGAGGTACATAAACGAGTGCAGTAAAATCAAACCAATATACTGGAGTATGATGAAGGCAAATCAATACGAGATGGGAACAACTGCCTATTTGTATCCTGGAATTTTTGGTAGCAAAATTAATCAATGGGGTCTGCAGGAAGCAGTTGAAATGTTTGATACTAATACCCGCGGTTATCCCGATTCTGTAAAAGTTCATTATAAAAATTACATGCTGGGTATAATAAAAGAATTTGATTCTAGAGAGCCAATCGTCTTTAGACAAAAACAATTTAAAATATGGTTGAACGAACTCGACCGCAGGCGCGGAACCGACTGGAAAAAAATATATCCGCAAATTTGGGAAATTGTGAAAGACCTGTAATTATTTTCTACGATTCATGGCCGATTTGGCCATCTTCTTGACCACGTCCGTGCTACCCTGGTCGTCGTAGTCCATGGCGGGATCCTTCTCCGCCTCGTGGTCGGTCTTGATCACTATCTTCTCCTGGTCGAAATCGGCAACCACGTTCTTGAGGTCTCCATCTTGGTCGTATATCCTCTTGAACACGTCGTAGTTGAACGCTGGGTATCCGGTGTTGCTCATGATCTGTTTCACAGCGGCCATGCTGATGTCTGATGGTTGTTCCCGGTCATCTGCGTCGCCCCGCATGTTCATCAACACGTTGATGATCGCTGACTCCAGGTTGCTGTCTGACTTGTTGAATTCGAAAAATCTCACGGGACTATTTCCCGGCTAGTTTAGAGTAAAGCCTGTTTGATGCTTCAAACATTTCTCGTGATTCTCTCTGCTCACGGCCTTCTGGTTCCGTACCACCCGCTTCTGCGTCAGAGGCCCCAAACTCGTCTGTCTCTTCTCCACCTTCGGAGTCCAGTGAGTCTAGGTCTGTGTCCATCGCCATCGTGTCATCGGCGCCCATAGGGTCTGATTCCACTTCTTCTCCGGTCAAAATTCTTACACCGTTGTCTAACTCTTGTCGAGTCGTCGTCAAAGTGGCTTCCGCCTGTTCAATCGCTGGTTGGATTTTTTGTAGAAATGCGTCCGCCTTGTCGGCGCCCATCTCGTCTCTGATTCTGTCCGCTAGTTCTAACATGCCCTCTGTCTTCATCGATGCTAGATCTTCCAAGAAACCGGTGACTTTGTCCATCATGTCCTTGGCCGCTAAAATTAATTCTGATTGTTCTTCCACACCCTCTTTGGTCATTATCTTCTGTACCACTTTTTTCTCTTCTTGGTCCAGTGCCTGTCCCTTGTCCAGTTTCGCCTTTGCTGACAGTGCCGTTGTTGCCACCTTGGTCATTGGGTCGTTCATGTTGCCACCGTACTCGGCCAGTTTGCGCTCGCTGATGGCACGGTTGATGATGTCCAGCATCATCTGGTTCTTCTGGTACCGGTCATCTTTCAGTTCTCTGCCGAAGTGCGTGTTCTGTGTGATCTCGTGTATCTTGGTCCTCACGTGATTGGCGTAGTCCTCCAGTTCTTCCTTGGTGAACTGCGTGAGATCCATGGTCTGATTGAACCTTGACTCAAATTCTTTCAATAATGATTCTGTTGTTATGGGTTTTGTAAGTTCTAAGCTCTTCATACGTGTTTATTTATTATCTATGCTCCGAACGTGTCATTAAAGATCCGCTGTATGTTTGACTTGCATTCGTCCGCTAGGCGGTTTGCGACGTCCAGTCTGTCCCAATACACATCCTCCGTCAGTTCATCCTCGTCTTTCTGTGCCTCCCGGATCATGCGTTTGGCGTTCTGTATGTCGAACAGTTGGCTTGCGAACTTGGTGTCCAGGTCCAGTATGTGTTGGGGCACAGTCTTGTCGTCCGCCAGGTAGTGTGCCACTAGGATGGCGGTCTGTTTTAGGTTGATGTCCTCGTGCAGTATCCGTGCCTCCAACATATCCGCTATGACATACACGTATCTGGTGCTGGTGTACTTCTTGGGCACAATGGCGATGTTGCCGATAAGGATGCCCTTGCTGAATTGTTTGGGTAAGTGTTGGAACGGTCTTCGGGCTTCTTCTCGTCGTGCGAGGTCCGCCAACTTGTTCTTGAGACCATAGGCCTCGATCTGTTTTACCAGTTCTGATCTATTTTTTCCACTCATCCCGGATTATCCTAATACGTCTATTTAAAGCATATTGGACTCCAGTGTCAAGTTTCTTCCTGACAAATATGGCCTTGTCGGCCAGTCGCTTGGCGCGGTCAGCATCCTCGGGCGTGAGTTGGTCACTCCTGAACGAGTCGTGTGAGTGTGACCTTATGAACTCCATGTCGGAGTCGGTCGCATATACCTTTACCCGGGGTGCTATCTGTATGAACATGTGTTGGTTGGGACTAGCCCGGCATCTTCATCAGGATCACCACCACTGTTGATAGTAAACCCGCGACCACTGTGCCTGCCGTTGCTATGATTGTCTTGGTTGTTGACTTATGGCTGACCGACATGTCCTCGTTCATCTTGGCCAGTCTGATCTCGATCGCAGAAAGCCTGTCATGAAGTCCCTTGTACCTCTCGGCGCATAGGTCCACGTGTGCTTCCAAGTTCGTTTTCTCTAGTTCTGTTGTACTCATAAGTCTTATAAATTCTCTCAATTCCTTCTTGATCTCTCTGATCTCTTCGCCTATAGCCTGGAACTGTGCCTGTCGCATTGCCTGTATGAGCCTTAGTAATGTGTTTTTGTTCTTGTGCCTTAATGTACAATTATTTATCTACGGTACCGGCGTACGAAAAGTAGGTGTTTAAAGTGCGTAGGTCCTGCGTGTCAAAGGTGCTGAGTGGGAAGGTCACAGTCTCCTTGCAGAAGCTCACTATGGGCACGTGATGGAAGTCCTCCACCAACTGTGCCACCGGGTCCTGTAGGTCACCATACACACCACTCTGTTCAGTGAAGAACTGGAAGTGCCATGATGTCTGTGTGCCCTCGTAGAACGACCCGAACGCGTGGTTCTTTATGGTGTCCGTGATCCTATTGGGAGGCAGTTCCCAGGTAATGTTACCCCTCATCTGTAACAGTTGCAACATGGTGTTGAAGTTTGAGTTCTGGTCCCGGGCCACCGCCAGGCTGTGCCGGTCGTGTATCAGTTCACCCGATGGCGTCTTGAACGGGAACGGTTGCTTGAGGTTGCCGTTCTCCGTGATGTCCACCAGGGTGTGTACTCTGTACTCGTGCATAGAGATATTTACGTCATAAAAAAAGGGCGGAGCCAATTAAGGACCCGCCCTTTTGGTAATCCAGTCTGTTGACTAGTGGTAGTGCTTACGCATCACCCCTTTGGTCGAACATTCCGTAGATCGCATCGTCACCTGAAGATGTTACACCTTCTGGTAATAATGTTCTCATTTTAACATGAAGTTGTCCCGCAGAAGAGTCACCTGAGATAACTGCTCTGATGTCCGCTTCTAGGTCCGCTTCAGCGTCAGCGATAACAGTGGTGCTAACGTCCATGTTGACGTCACCTGCTGAGTCCGCCGCGTTGAACTGTCCCGGTGTGCCTTCACAGATGTACTGGTAAGACGTGATAGACTCGTCAGCACTGATCGAAGGCGCCTCGGCCGCATCGTTGTCAGTGGCTTTCGCCGCTAATCTGTAAGATGCCGCTAACAGCGTACCGTTCTTGTTCACAACTTTTGTTGTTTGGTCGAACACTGAATCCAAAGCCTCTGGTGTGGTCTGAGGTGCGATGTCTTCGTTGTTCCAGATCACTTCGATGAAAGTTAAACCCTTACCATTGAAGGCCTGTCTTCTTGTAAGATCTGTTGATCTGTTCTGAGTAATTGGCATGATTGTATTCTCCTTGGATTATATCAATCTACGATTACGCAGAAAGGTTAACTTCAGTCACGTCAGTACCAGAAACTGTCTGAGTGATGTTGTCACCACCGTTAAGAGCTCTGATAGCCGCTTGTAATCTTGCGATTGAAGTTGTTGAACTTAAAGTGTCAAGAGCGTCTGCTCGCACCATGTAAGTCTTTGTTGTGTTTGTGTTAGCCAAGTTACCTTCACCAATGATGTTGAAGCCTTCTTGTGCGAAAGTGTTTCTCACTAACTCAAGACCAGCAGTCGCTGAACCAGATGTAACATCACCTGTTTCCGCCGCCATAGAGTTTTTGAAGTCACACTTGATGAACGTGATCTCAACACCTTCTAACTCTGTGTTAGTTACGTGTGAGAAGTTGTTTTTAGTAATTGCCATTTTAGATCCTCCTTTTTATCTGATTTAAATGACTATGATGCCGCTCAGGCATCAAGTTAAATGTATTTATGGGTGTGTTTGGTAAATTATGCTGTAATATTAAGATTTAAGCCACACTTCGTCACTTTTGGTGCGTTTTTTGAATTGATAACCTAATTCTTTCAGTATTTCCTCGGCTTGTTTCACTGTGTCTATTCTCTTGTCACGCTTCATCTCTATGTTGATCACGGGTGTGTTCCTGGTCAAGGTCTCACGTGCCCCTTCCAGCAAAGGCACTTCAAATCCGTCCACGTCTATCTTGATGAAGTCCACGTTGTTGATCCCGAAACTGTCCAAGGTCCTGCATTCTATGTCACCATCCTCTTGCCGAAGCACGGTGGAGTTGAAGTCCTGTTGGGCCCGGTGTTCCCTGTCCGAGAGTCCGTAGGGCCAGAGGATCACGTTCTTCTCCGTGATGTTCCTCACGAAACATTCTCGGAAATTGGGATTGGGTTCGAAACAGATCACGCTCTGGAATTTCTTCGTTAATGGTCTGGTCCACTGTCCCACGTTGCTACCTATGTCTAGGCACACGCGCCATTGCTTCACGTACGCCAGTGCGGCGTCCCTCTGTGCCTGCTGTCCATCGCTGGAGTCCTCTAGGTATTTGGGTTCGTCGTGGTGTGAGTAGAGCACCCAGAAACTATTCTCGTTGCTCACTACATTCCTTACAGTCACAGTCTGGGCAGTCCCTACATTCCGTGCAGGATTGACCACAATGCTGTTCGCATTCGCATTTCTCACAGATGTATCTGATCATTATAATTCCTTGAACTTCCTCTGTATGTCTGTGTTGGGTAACTTGGAGTTCAACAGTTGTTGTAAAGTTTTTATCGTATTGGCACGCGACTTGACATCTAAGTTATTGAAGTTGGCCACTGCTCGCCTAGTGTTCCTGTAGTTGGCGTCCGTTATGTTCAGTGCCCTCTCTAATTGTGTGAGGAACCGGTAGTGGTCCTCCCAGGTCCTCAGGTATCTGCGCACCGCCATAACGGGCACCGGTTGCCTCTGCCTCATGGCCTGTGCCTGGTTCTTGTTCTTGAGCTTCTTTGTTATGTCTGGATCACCAGATACAATGGCCAGCATGTTGGCTAGGTCATTGTTGATCATCCTCACCTGATCAAACGTGCCTTTGGCCATGGTCTGGTCTGCATATGATTTGGCAAATCCCGCCGTGTCCTTATGCTGACTCATGATCGCTAGAGCCAAGAAACTAAGATATATCCTCTCCGTTACCTCTGGGAAGGTAAACCTCTCTAGGTCACTATGTCGCCTGATCACCTTGCCCTCAGATACATACTTAAGAAATGGTGTTAACATACAGGTATTTATAAGGGACTATGCAACGTAATTTCATACTGACGGACGTGATGAAGACCGGTAATCACCAGGACCTCGAAAGTTTCATATCCATGCACAGCCTGAAAAATCAAACGTTTGATATGACCGGAGAATACTACACCCTACACAACTATGACACAGACTCATATGACCGCAGGTTCGCAATTATAGATACTAGGATAGAAAATAAAAGGTTGAAAGATAACAAACAATTTTTAGATGAGCTAGATAAAAGATGTAAGTTGCTCGAAAGTCAGGGCTTTACCTTCATTAAGGCCACCCCATGGGAAAGCCTACACAATATAGAACACAGTAATTTGTATCCGGAGATAGATATAGAACACATCAAATGGTCAGGTGGGACCAGTTGGTTCTGGTTTTACATGTATAACAAACACAAAGATAAGCAATATAACTTTGTTCATGGCATGAAGAAATTTGATCTGTTATACCTAAACAAATACATGCGTGACCACAGAAAGAAATTGTTTGACAGGGTTGAATCATTGTTAGATCACAGTATCTACACAAATTGGCTTGAGAAAAGGAAATTGTCTTCCGAATACGAACTGCCATGGGCCCAAGACTACCCATTTACAGGCATGGACCAAGACATCTATGAAAAGCCCTACAATGATACAAAATACAGCCTAGTATCAGAGACCAATGACACCAACAACGAGGTGTTCATGACAGAGAAGATTTGGAAACCTATCATAGCAAGACATGTCTTCGTCGTCCATGGAAACTATCTCTATCTACAGAAATTGAGAGAGCTAGGTTTCAAGACTTTTGGCAATCATTTTGATGAGAGTTATGACTTGGAGAAGGACAAGGATAAAAGAATAGACAAGATAGTAAACACCTGTCAAGATCTACTCTCGAGGAATTGGCAAGACATCTACCTACAGACACAGGCACTGAGACAGCATAACCATGATACTTTTTTTAATAGGGAAAAATTGAGTGTAGAGATCAACAAGACACTGGAATTATTTCTTGAATTTGCTGATAGCCGTTAGGTTACGTCTGCTGAATCCCAATCTATCAACCAACTTTACTGCACTCCCCGACTTGTCTACTGCCACGAATCCTTCTGGTTCGGTAACTTCTAGTCCCCTATCGGTCTGCTGGAATGAACCTATGGCCATGGCCTGATTCATTTTGCGAAGCACGAATCCCTTCATGGTCTGCACCGCCCTGTAGAAAGTCAGCATGGCCTGTAGAGGTTTCTTGGCCCTGTTGAGGAATATGGGCATCTGTTTAATCTTGTCCTGTCTTAGTGCCAACGCCCGTTGAGCCTTGAGTCCTGACATCTGCTGTTGCATCCTGTTGATGTAGAACTGTTTGAATCCCATTAGGAACTTATTGGCATCGTTGGGCAGTTTGCCTTCCCTCACCATTGCGTTGATGTACATCTGGAACATAGGCACGAAGTCCTGGTTCTGTCCCAGCACACTGGCTAGGTTCCTTGGTACATTGTTCAACAGCGCCTCCAGTTTCTCAATGCCGTTGTAGAACTGCTTGGTCTCTGCGTCCGTGAACTTGGCCGATCCTGACACGTCCTTGTAGGTGGCGTTGTCAAAGAACACGTCCGGTGATCGAGTGAATGAATCCACATCCGCACCTGCCTGTGCGTTCATGTTGGCCAGTGAGTCTCCCACGTATGTGGTGTGGAATATGATGCCCACCTTGGCCCTGTCTATCTGCGCACCCAGGTCTGACTGTTCTGGCACCGCGTAGGTAATAGTGTTTGGTGTGAATGTAAGGTTGGGCTTGCCATCGATGTTCTTACGTGTGATATCTTCGTCTGTGAACAAGAGGTCCCCTTGGTACACTCCGGTCATGTTCAGTTTCTTTAAGTGTACGAGACACTTCAACAGTTTCTGTCCCAGGTCATCCGTGCCATGATTTTTTGCTATGTCCTGCTTGGTGTAGTTGATCTTTGCGGCCTTGGCAAACACTGATTTTGTTCCAACAAAGAATCTACCATTATCTGGATTGAGTCCACACACCACTGCAGGTGCGCCATCCCATTTCACAGACACCTTGACGGCCTCCGAGCTCGTTCCTTTTAATGTCAGCAGTAGTCCCCTGAAGTAATCCACAACGGCCTTTCCACCCTCATATCCATCAGTGATCACTATGTCCTCGATGTGTTCTAGGTGCGTCCTCTTGAATTCTGTAAGGACATCTTCTATCAACATTGGTCAGTCCTCTTGGTATTCGCCGTCTCGGATCTTCAGCACATTTTCTTTGATATCTTTGTTCTCTTTGATGCGTGCCACACCTTTACTGAACTTGGAAGCATCCATGTTTTTGAGCGCTGAGTTGAATTTCTTTTCCAGTTTGAATGCGGTATCTTGGTCGAAGTTCTCCCTGATGTAGTGCATCAGTCTTATGGCCGATTCCAGGATGTGTGATGCTCTGCTCTCAACCACCTCTTCCTTGTCCCGTTTGAGGGGCATCGAGCTCAATTCTTCTAGTAGACTTCGTGTGTGTTTTTGCATTGTAGGTATTTACACTTTATTGTAGCATAATTCTAGCATAAGTCTACTATGATTTCTTCCGATAAACAAAGTATTTGCGTGAATTTGTGTCATCTCGGATGTCCAACACCTGTAGATTGAACATCTCCGCTAGTTCTATGATGAACGGCACGTTCCAACTGAAGAACTCTATCCATTGGGCCTCGGGTCGGTCGTGCTGTATTCCTGGATTGACCCTGAAGAACATGGTGCCACCCTCCGCCAACAGATTCACACACCTAGCCACTTCCGCTATGATCTTGTCCTTACTGCCAAAGTTCACAGATCCCAGGCACAGTATCACATCAAATTTCTGTGTCGTCTTGAACTCCAGTGTGCTGACTTGTAGGTGGGCCCGATCATTGTAAGGATCTATTCCTATGAGGTTGTCTATCTTGCCCTTGAACTCGTTGTAACCACAGCCCACATCCAACACCGCGCGTGGTTTAAGATTGTTAACCTCATCTATCAGTGCCAGGCCTGAGTACTTCCATTTCTTCATG